GCAGGACGAAAGGACCGTCGTGCAAAAAATGGATAACAGAAACGCGTTCTATGAAATTGACAGTGAAACAGCGACCGAATTAGAACGTAGATCCTGGATGAGTTTGGGCGAAGAAATTAACCTGAAAGAAACCCCAAAAGAAGTTACGATCGTACACCCAAACGGCGGCGGCTGTATTTATACGTTTCACCCGGTACATGGTAGAATGTTACAAGCTACCTGGATTTCGCAGGACGGCGAGGTGATCTATAAGGCGATGTATGTTTACAACGATAAAAACTTTGCTGTAAAATACGGAAACACTGAAGGCGACAAATGGGCAAAAAATTGGAATAAGGAAAAAGAGAAATATATTTGGCAAAAGTTATGACAATGGAAACGGCCCCACAAGATTTGATCAATGAACTTAGGCGCCTGGCGGCGACTGTGCAAGTTCAAAAAATACATATTCAAGAAAATGATAAACAATATACACAGCTGCGAACGGCCTTTGCCGATCTACTGGATCGTCACAATGAGTTGCGCGAACGCTCCGGTATGGATTACGACCGTACCCAAACGGATTATGATTGGCTTGAAAAAGCGGGGATTTTAGATTAAAATTCTAGTTTTAATTGTTCTTTGTTGCTTTCATGGCTTAGTCGCCATTGGATAGTATATTTTTCGGGGTGATCTAAAAAGTCCTGGCAAAAAAATATTTTATAGTATTGATCTTTCCTTACATTAAATTTCTGGTTCCATCTGTAGCCATGTATCAATTTCTGCAAAGTTTGCGGATCGTTCCATGCTAGCCAAATCAGCTGCGGGTAACTTATAGGGATTTCTCGCGATAAATTGCTGCATGAGCGCGTCGAAGTTTTTGGAATAGTTTCGATCTTTAAAGGCATAGCGTTTGGGTTCCCCGTTTTTATTCATGGTTATAATTACGCTGTCCTCCTCTCGCTTCCATTCTAGGTCTTTGACAGATTCGTATTTTACAGCATAGTTATTATGCAAAAATACAGATTCAATCTGTTCTAGCAAATCGGTCGGAATATCTTGTTTTAAGAAAATACCGTCCACCCAGTAAAACAAAAAATAATCACCGGCCATATGCATGACCTTTTGCATCATTTTATTGATCTCTGAAATGATGTAAAAAAATACCTGGGCCGTTTCAGCGGTGAATCTTTCGTTGGTTGTCGGCACCCCTTTCTCAAAATTTATTATCAGTTGGTTTCTGGCAAGCATTCCCATCGCTGGCAGGCGTTCTGTCTTGGGGATTTTCTGCAGAAATAAATAGGTTTCTTTGCTTATCAGCTTTGAATTAAGTAAGCATGTAGCGTAGGCGCTTGTAATATCAATGTTGATTACACTTTGCCATTTGCCGTCGGGCTGCCCGTTGGCGCTGTCATAGTTGGCCGTCGAATAACTGCCGGCCATGATAGATTTGCCCAGGTCGGAGTTTTTTACGTCTGCTTTGATTTTTTGCGCTGCCATAAATACGGCATTGCTGTAAGTGCTGGTCACAAACCGGATTTGGTTTGTTTCGGTTTCAATGACTGTAGAGTGGCTAGAATTTTTAATACAAAAATCTAGTTTCATGTCTTTGTACATTTCTACGATCTTTTTGATCGTTTCGGCATCTCGGAATAATAGTGATTTGTGTTTGGCTTGTTTCATTGTGCAAATGATTAGGAATTGGACATGTCCATTACGTCCGTATTTTTGGGATCTTCGATGTTTGTGTTTACATCGCGCAGGTCGATGGTGATTGTTTTATCAAATACGTTCACCGTTGGCGTGTAGTTTATTTTTACCCTGATAAATGGGTTTTTTGTTTTTTGTATCTTGGCGGCCCTTTTTTGAACTATCGATTGTATAGCTAGTTCAAATTCGTTCAAAGCATTAACGCCGAATACATTGGGATTACTTTCTCCGTCGAGATCGATTACGTTTAAGCTGTAACCGCGTTTGTAATATCGTTCTACCATTTTAACGATGTCCAACAAAACGCCGTTCTTTTTTTGGAACTTCTGCAGGTCATTGAAATAACCTTTGTAAAAAGTTTGTCTGTTATCGTCGTTGGCGAACTCAAGGGGAATGGAAAGAAATTTTGTGATTTGTTCTTTGTTGTAAAAATTTGTCAGGTCCCTATTTCCTTTTGTAATCGGTTCGATGATCTTTTTTATTTCACCGGTGGGATCATAAAACTTTTGCTTGCCATAAGTGTACCGGTTGCCGAAGTCGGAACCTTTTAAACCGGCATAGATTCGTTTCTCTGTTGGCGATAGGTTTTTTATAGATACCTTACCCGCTGCTATCTTGTCGAAGTTATCGCGCACAAATTGCTTGGCGCCTTCCTTAGCTGGCTGAAACTGTCCGGCCTTTGGGTGTCCTTTGGGGTATCTATATTTGTTTGCCATAGTAGATAAAAAAGGCCGACCACTAAGGACCGGCCCATTTTGTTAAACCTCGTTTAAAATCAACCTAACAAACTTACAGAATAAACTTTAAGATTGCCGACTTTTTCGCGATACGTTACGCGAACTTTTGCACCGCGTGAAATACCGATCTGTTTAAATTCTGATACTAGTGCAGTTCCTCCATTGATGCGGATTTGCTTGTCGATCATGAATTGAACGGCTGGAATTTCTTTGAGTTCTCCGGTGCTGTCTTGTGAATTGTCTTTTACAGTCATTGTTGAGAATCCCCAAAAAATACCGTTAAAAGATTCGCCTACTTTATCCAGGGAAATTCCGCTGGCGGTTAAAACGATTTTTTCTTCTAGGGTTTCTAGCTGTGTGGATTCTTCCAAGAACTGTGCGAGGTCCAAATCGGCTTGCGATTGCAAGGCGATTGATTGTGTGGCATTGCTAATAATTGCGATGTCTGAATTGACGCGAGCGTCGGAAGCTGAAATAACAGCTGTGTCTGTGGTGTTGTTTTTTGTTGTCATGATATTTTTTTTAATTGTTTTTTTAAGGGGTGATAATTGTATCGCGTTTGATTTGGTATTTACGTTCTAAATCGTCTAGCGTGTACATTAGTTTAGACATCATCATTTGTTGCGTGTGTGCATCTTTTATTTGATCTGTTTTCTTTTTAAAGATTGCATCGCAAAGGTCGATATATGTGTATTCCGTCATTTTTCGGAACTCGTTCCAGGCACCTTCAAAATCATTGCTCATTTTCTTCGAAATTTATTTCTATGATATTGATTTGGTCCTTAATCATACTTAAGGCCGTTTTGAATCCGGATTGGAAACCTTCCTCGAAACATTCATCTTTTGCAGCTGATTCGATTCGCTGCGCTTCGTCGAAGTGCATCCATAAAATTTCGCGCTCACTGTTTAAAATGTATTCCAAATAATTTGTGGCGGTTTTTAATTCCATTGGGTTTAGTCCTTGATCTACCATGATTAAAATATCTTGTTAAAATTTTGTTCGTCGTAAGTGTGGCGTAAGTTGTCCATGCGGTAAGTGTGGCGCATGATGCACAAATGAATTTCCTTTGCGATGATCTGCAAAGATTCATTTTCCTTTGATTCGTAGCGCGTGGCGGTGTTGTTCACCAGGGCCGCATTGGCTAGCTCCTGGATCTGATCCATGATCGCCGAAAATTCGGTGGTTCCTTTTGGTGTCATGATAGCGTTTCGATTAAGCAAGCTGCAAGGCGTTGGATGGCGATCGTTTTGCCGCAGTTTTGCGTGCTGAATTGTACATAGACATGGCTGGGCTGTTCATCGTCCTCTAGCGACGTCGCTAGGCGTTTAAATCGTGATTCAAAGATTGACAGGTCCGCAGCTTCGAGCTTGGCCCATACTTTGACCGGTACCCGAAAGCGCCAGTTGGTTCGTTGTGGTGTTTCTGTTTCCATTGTTATTATTTTATTGTTTTAATTTTCCATTCTACCAATTCTAAAGCTCTTTTATATCCTGCTGTGTAACCTTCGGCATACGAACTAGCTGCGCTGGTGGATTCCTCCGCGCATTGTTTAATGATCGCGGCTTCGATTTCGTCCTGGTACATTTCGCGAGCTTGTTCTAAAAGTATTTCATGTTTGTATTGTACCTTGTCCACATAAGTTGTTAGATTAACCTTAATAATTTGGTGTTCAGTTAATTTTTCAAAAAACCAGTCGATAGATGTTTGTTTCATATTGATTTTTTTATTGTTTGTTCTATTGCTTTAAATATTTGATAAGCCACTTGCGGCACTATAGCATTTCCGTAGGCCTTTATACTTTCGTTTCTCCACTTAGAAAAGGTAATTCGGTCCAGTTTGGTGGGAAGCCCATCATCTCCGCTACAAACCGGGGATTCAGTTGGGAAGTTATCGAAGTTTGCATATATCTGTTTAGAGTTACGCTGTGCATTGATCCTGGCTTTACTTGACTGCTTTTCATTGTGGAGGTTGCAGTTGTTGAATCCATCGCTGTAGGTGTTGGTAGCATTCCCCTCTGATATATAAATCCCGTCGCTACTTCCTGGGCTAGTGTTCCGCTGTTGCCAAACTTCTGTTCCTTTTTCGATAGATTCTCGCTGTATGCATCCATCGCCGCTGGTGTTTTTAGCAACAAACCAAACCCTATCCCGTCCGTGTGGCGCATTAACCGCCGCTGCAGGTATAACCACGGCCTGGACTTGGTAACCTTGAGATTCCATGTCAGAATGCACCTCGTCGAATACCATCCCTCCATCCCAATTAAGCAACCCATAAACATTTTCCCCCACAATGTAACTTGGTTTAATTTCTCGTATTGCTCTAAGCATTTCGGGCCACAGGTGGCGCTCATCTTCTTTGCCTCTACGTTTTCCAGCTTTGCTATATGGCTGACAAGGGAATCCTCCTGTGAGAATATCAATTTGGTTTGCATACTTTGTGAAATCTGTTTTAGTTATATCTGTAAAAGTTTCAGCATTGGGCCAATAGTGATTCAGGATCTTTTGCCCAAACTCATTCCACTCACAATGAAATTTATTTTCCCATCCCATCCACTCCGCCGCTAGATCGAACCCACCAATCCCGGAAAACAAACTACCATGTCTCATATTGATTTTTTTATTGTTTCAAGTTCATTGTATACCAGGGCGTAAAAAGTTAGATCGTCCGTTGACATTTTAGGGTTTCTAATTATGTCGATATGGACCTGTGCGCTATGACAAGCGATTTGTCGCGCCATTCTAATTTGGGCCGGTGTGTTCAAAGTATACATAGT